TTTTAAAAAGAATATAGTCTTTCAGATGCCAGAGGATAGTGAGGTGGAAGTATGAGTGATGCAATGGAACTTATTCAGAATGAAGACGGCACATTTAGTACATACGATGATACCTATGACATTGTAATACACTGCGAGACAGAAGAGGAGCAGAAGAAAGTTATTGAGCGTTTGTCTGCTGACTGGATTCCTGCCAGTGAGAGACTACCGAAAGCAAGCGGAACATATCAAGTGACTTGCATGGACGGAAGAATATATCGTTCAACCTATGCGAAATTCCAGTGCAAGTTGAAACGATGGGAATTAACTGGTGCTAGGTCGTATTGGAAGGTCATAGCCTGGATGCCACTTCCGAATCCATATAAGGAGGGCTAAATGGGATATTGCAAATTAGAATGCCCGAACGGTGAAACTGAGTGTTGCATCTGCTGTGAGAAACAAGACGATTGCGATAGCCGGTGCGACATGATGGATAGTTATGAATATGCGGAGGAGTGCGAAGATTATGTAAAGGAGGATGAGAGATGAGCAGACTGATTGATGCAGACAAAATAATTGACTCTCTTGGAAATTCGGATATGGATTTTGTAATAGGTGCAGTTATTGACGAACAGCCGACAGTTTTTGATGTGGACAAGGTTATTGAGCAATTAGAAGAATTAAAAATGAGATACTTCCTAACAATTGCAAATACAGGCGATGCAGACAAAGATTGTGCTTACAAAAATATTGCAAATACAATTGATAAAGCAATTGAAATCGTGAAAGGCGGTGGAGTTGAATGAGCAGATTAATTGACGCTGATAAATTAATTCAAGAAATGAGCGAATGGTATTGGGATAAAGAAAAGCAGAAAGCTGCGGAAAATGATGTTTCTCCGATGGATTTATTTACACATCTTGCAATTACAACTGTTCAAGAACAGCCGACAGCTTTTGATGCGGACAAGGTTGTGGAGCAGTTGAAAACAAAAAAGACAAGAACTGCTGCATTACAGAAAGCATCGGAGTATTTCGAGGGTGAAACTGATGCGTTTGAAGTTGCAATCAAAATCGTGAAGGATGGGGAGAGTTGAATGAGTAGTGCAAGTATGAGATTCGGAACTAAAGCGTATGTATGCGCAAGATATTTTCTTAGACCGGGAAAGCGATTCAAATACATCGACCAGCGCGGCGAAGACACCATAGAACACGTCTACGAGGTTATGGCATTATATCCGTACTGTGTCCTGTTAAGAGATACCAGAAACGCAGAAACGGAGTCAGGACTTGTCCGGGGTATAATACTTTGAGCCTGATGCTGAGAGGAAGTGAAACATATGAGTAAATCAGCGTTAGTGATAGATACACCAGAGAATTGCTATGATTGCCCGTTCGGAATTTCATACTGCGGTGAACTTGAATATGAGGGTTTGTGTGAATTAGCTTACTGTTTAGATTACGATGTATTTTTGATGACAGAAGAACATTATGATTGCGAAAGCAAATCAAGACCTGATTGGTGTCCATTGAAGCCATTGCCGGAGAAAAGCACTACCGAGAATGATATGGCGGATTATCAGTGCGGGATGGTCGATGGACGAAACCAGTATATTGATGAGATTGCAGGAGGAGAGGATTCTGATGATTGATTTAACAGGAAAAAGCGTGTTTGTAAAAACACAGGAAGAATATTTGAGTGTTCTGAAAATGGCAAAGCTTCAGGGATTCACATGGGCGAGAGGGAACCATTTAAACCCTATCAAAATTCCATTTCCAAACATATTGAATTTTTATGACGATAAGAACGTTACTTGCAGAGATTTTGAAAAGACATTGTATGAAGCGTCCGAACTCCTTGGAACGAAAGAAATTACGGCAAGAGAGTTTGTTGAGTGGTATTCAGATATAACCAAATGCTGTGAACGTGAATGTATAGAATGTGTATTGAATCAAAGAAACACTAAGTGTCACAAGTTTTTGTGTGATATATCTAATTGGAAATACAACATTGATGAGCTTCTTGAAATTGCACAAAATGGTGAATTTACAGTACCTAAATTAGAAGAGAAAGCAGTTAGCACTATTGAAAAATTTATCAAGAATCCAGATCGCTCAGCATTAAACGATGAGTTTGTTGAGTCTTTGAAGTGGGCTGTGGAGAAATTGAAAAAGGTGAAGTAAATGGGAGAATTAACACTTGAAGAAGCTATTGATCATGCAAAAGAAGTAGCAGAAAAGAATTATAAAGGTGCAGATTTTGAATCAATTGATTCTGTAGACAATGATATAAAGACTAATTGTATAAAATGTGCGGAAGAACATATGCAACTTGTAAAGTGGTTGGAAGAATTAAAATTTTATAAAGAAGCAGAAGAACATGAATTACTGTTGAGATTACCAGTACCTATCGGTACGATTGTATATTGTATCTATACAAGTATGACAGGTAAGAATGCAACTATTCTTGCGGATCGTTTTACTGTTGACATGTGTAAACCTTGGGGAACGTTTGTATTTGCTACAAAAGAAGAAGCTGAGAAGAAGTTGGAGGAAATGAAGAAATGAATAACAAACCTACACCAGACATAACGCCAAACCTTGCTATATCAGCATACCACGTACTACAGCAATATTGTACTGGACAGCCAGCGGATTGCAAAGGCTGCGGATTCTACGAATACTGTCCAGAATGTTTTCGAGGCATGCCATGTGACTGGAGCTTGAATGAAGAAGGTGAAATAAATGAAACTGAGAAAGGCAACACTGATTGACTACGGAGTGCCGCCGGATGATATACCGACATTACAAAGTCACTTGCGGAATCTTAGTGAGAGCGATAAATATAATCTGTTACAGGTATCTATCAAATATGCACCCGGCATCGAATCGCAAATCTATGACAGCATCGTGAACGGTATCGGCTATCGGACAATGGAGAAGATCAGGACGGTTCCTGCAACAGAAAATGACTTCTACGGATATAAGCGCAAGGTCATGGCGGAATATTATCATCTGGCCAAATTAATTGGCAGACTTTAAAAAACTTAAAAATTTATAAAAGTGGTAGAGAGCTACGTGCGCCCTAGTGTGGTATTATAGTATATATAACTATAACTATGCTAGGGCATTTTATGTCTGGAGGTGAGAACGTGGGAATGCCAATGGGGAAACCGCCCATGTATAAAACAGTAGATGAAATTGAAGAAAAAATTGAAAAATATTTTAAGGATTGTAAAGGGTATCCTTTAACTGATAGCAAAGGCAAGCAAATGTTTAATAAATTCGGATCTCCCGTTTTTATAGACGTTCACCCTCCGACCGTTACAGGACTTGCTCTGGCCCTTGGATTTACAAGCAGACAGGCTCTTTTAAACTATCAAGCAAAACCAGAGTTTGTTGACACGATTACGCGCGCGAAAGCCAGAGTGGAACAGTACGCAGAGGAAAGGTTATTTGATCGTGACGGTTCAAATGGTGCTCAGTTCAGTTTGAGAAACAACTTTAAAGGATGGGATGCTGACAAGAAAAATGATGATTCTGGAGATGGAAAGATTACCATTGTAAATAATATTCCAAGGCCGGAGAAACAAAATGAATGAGAATCCGATTAATCTGAATGAAATTATAGCTCCTGCCTTTTATAATGTGTTCTGGGACATTTTGGACGGAAAACACACTTATTATGATTTGTATGGTGGGCGTGGATCTACTAAATCATCTTTTGTGGGTGTCATGATTCCTTTCCTGATGATGCAGGACTCAGAGAACGGTATAATGTCAAATACCGTTATTTTCCGTAAAGTTGGAAACACACTTCGAGAATCCGTTTATGAACAGATAGCATGGGGAATTGACGCGCTCGGAGCTAATGAACTATGGGACACCAGTGTAAGCCCTATGCAGTACACTTATAAACCTACTGGGCAGAAAATCATATTCAGAGGACTGGACAAGGCAAAAAAGACTAAATCTATTAAAGCAAGCAAGGGATATTTCAAGTATCTCTGGTTCGAGGAACTTGACGAATTTTCTGGCATTGAAGAAATTCGTACAGTGCAGCAGTCAGTCCTTCGAGGTGGCAGTAAGTTTGTTGTATTTAAGACATTCAATCCGCCAATTAGCCGGAGCAACTGGGCGAATGTGTATGTAGAAGAACCACGAGACGACAGCTACAGGCACAAGAGTGATTACAGATCAGTTCCTGTTGAATGGCTTGGTCAACAATTCCTTGATGATGCGGAGCATTTGAGAAAGACAAATCAGAGAGCTTACGACCATGAATATCTTGGCCTTCCTGTTGGACTTGGCACAAATATTTTCGAACTGTTAGAAATTCGAGAAATTACAGATGAAGAGATTCAGAGCTTTCAAAGTATCTATCAGGGACAAGACTGGGGATGGTACCCGGATCCCAAAGCGTTTATTCGTGTGGCTTATGTGCCTAATCAGGACAAAGTTATCCTGCTGGATGAGCTTGGCGGATGTAAAATTCGAAATACAGTAATGGCTGGCCAGATAAAACAAAAGGGATACGATGATTATTCAATATCTTGCGGAGTTGATGAAGAAGAAAGCATTATTGACTTCCGAGATGCAGGGCTTCCAGCACGTAGGGCTATTGTTACACCGGGAAGCCGCAAATATACTTTTGAGTGGTTACAGTGCCGAACATTAGTCATTGATCCGGCACGAACGCCGAGAGCATACAAGGAAATTATCAATTATGAACATGAAGTAGATGGCAATGGAGAAGTTATCGCAGATTATCCAGATGGTAACGATCACTGGATAGATTCTCTCAGGTATGCGACAAGTCCATTGTCGATGAGAAGAGGACATAGTGCATAATGAATAGTAAAGAAAACATATTTAAATGTTTGGAAATTCTGGACAAATTCCAGTTCTTCCAAGGTCAAAGAGCTGGAAGAGAATTGTGGAATGATAAACCAGTAGAGATACAGAACAAAGATATAAAGAATTTCAATAAAGACATAGAGTTTATCAGAAATGTGCTGAAATCAGTTAATTCAGGTGATTAAATGGGACTTATAACAACACTGAAAAGGTGGTTTAATATGATATTCAAAAAACAAGCCGAAGAGGACTTCAACATTCAGGCAGCAGAATTTCCAGAGATGGAATCGCTGATTAACCGGTGCGCGAACATTTACAGAGGTGCGCCGGAATGGCTGGATGATAAGAATAATATCAAGACGATCAATTTTGCTAAATCTGTCTGCTCAGAAACAGCTCGGCTCGCAACGCTGGCGATCGGCATTCAGATAGACGGTTCTGCAAGGGCTACGTGGCTACAGGAACAGATCGACAAGGTATATTTTCAAATCCGTCACTGGGTAGAATATGGCTGTGCTTATGGAACAGTATTTATTAAGCCAAATGGTGAAAGCATTGACGTATTTACTCCGGCAGATGTGATGATCGTGGACTATGATAATCAGGAAATTAAGGGAATCATATTCAAGGATTCTTATACTGTTGGACGGAAATACTATACACGGCTTGAATATCATAGATTTGTTGAGACAACTGTGGACGGAGTGACGGTCTATCCGTACTACGTTTCTAACAGAGTCTATGTATCAAAATCCCCTCAGTCAATCGGTGATAAAATTGACCTTAAACAGACCAAATGGGCTGACTTAATGGCAGATACGCCACCGATTCTCAAAACAAACGGTGAGAAGCTGGACGGACCTCTGTACGGAGTACTGCGGACACCGCAGGCGAACAATGTGGATATCAGTACACCGCTTGGCTTACCGATATTTGCAGAAGCAATTGAAGAGCTGAAAGATCTCGACATTGCATACAGCCGTAATGCCGGAGAGATATTTGATTCGCAGAAGATTGTTCTGGCAGATGATAGACTGCTGATGCCAAGCGGTACACCTGTAGCAGTCATGTCACCACAGGGTATGGAGAACAGACGTAATGAGATGAACTTACCGCACTTTGTCAAGAATGTATTCGGACAGCTCGAGAAAGAGTTCTATCAAGAAATCAATCCACAGCTCAACACAGATACCCGTATAGCCGGCATAAATGCCCTTTTAAGCCAGTTAGGGTACAAGATTGGATTCTCTAATGGCTACTTTGTTTTCAACGAATCTAGCGGCATTCAGACGGCTACAGGAGTAGAAGCAGAACAGCAGAGGACAGTGCAGTTCATTAAAGATGTAAGGGATAAGTTGGAGTCTTGCCTAGATGAAGTTATATACGCACTGAACGTTTACGCTGATCTGTACGGACTTGCACCTGTTGGAGCTTATGAAGTCAATTATGATTTCGGAGATATTCTGTATGTACGTGAAAACGACCGTGCAAGATGGTGGCAGTATGTGACCACTGGCAAGGTTCCGGCATGGCTGTATTTCGTGAAATTTGAAGGAATGACCGAGGAAGAAGCGAAAGCAATGGTCAAAGAAGCTCAACCAGACGAGCCAACACTATTCGGAGAGGAGTAAGAAGATGGCAGATAAACCAGTAACAAGGGAAGAAAAATATCTTGCGTACTTGACAGGTGATTACACAGGTGAAATTCCAAAACCAATCACACGAAAAGAGAAATATTTATACGAATTGTGCCTAAAAGGAATAGGTGGCGAGATTTCTCCGGAAGAAATCAAAGCCGCAGTAAATGAGTACCTTGAAAAGAATCCAGTCAAACCCGGAGCCACGACAGAACAGGTACAACAGATTGAGCAGAACAAGACGGAGATTGCTTCGCTAAAGGAAGATATAGGTTATGTAACAGAAACAATATATGGTGACAATTTTTTAAAAACACTTGAGACTGTCAAAACCGAATTATACCATGCAAAGCATACTTGGTTCATTCCACTTAATTTATATAGCCAAGGTGACACAATGTTGTTTTATTTCCCGACACTATCAGATGGCTCGTATCAAACATATTTATGTGACGAAAGTAAGACCGCTGTACAGGATATTAATGTTGTGGTTAAGGAACATTATTCAACGGTTGTATATCCAAAGTTTGGAAAACAATATGCGTATCTCCGTATGTATGCTAAAAAATCGTCCGATGTATGTTATATTAAAAAAATGAGTTTAACAATATTAAGTGTTATTGATGGGTTTACACAAAAAAATATACATTCATTGCTTGTTGACAATACCGGGAATACAGACGTGTCTAGGGATGTGCAAATGCTTATAAATAAATTGGAAGTGGACGATGTTGAGATTTATTTTCCAAAAGGGAAGTATCTCTTTTCTAATACTATTAATCATAAAAAGGGAAATATAACTTTTAGATGTGCAGATGGTGTAGAAATGATTATTAATTCCAGCCCGGTTTATACAACATTTAACATATCTGGGGCGGATATTCCACCTTATTCTTTAGGTACATTTAAAATAATCGGCGGCCATTGGACAACTACAAGACCTTTTGATGTTTCTGGAGACAGTATAAGCACAGGTTTTCAATTAACAAAAATGGGTGGCGTGACTATTATAAATGCTACTTTTGACGAATTAATGCAGAGCAATCACCTATTTGATATATCAGGAACAAAAAATATATTAATACAAGGATGTACATTCAGAGGTACATTTTTTAATCCATCGCAAAAGCCGAATAAATACGGAAATTTCGAAATGATACAAATTGATTTAGCAAGTGGAATTAATCTATCTATTTGTACAGAAAACGGACATAACGAGTGTACAAAAAATGTTGTTATAAAAGATTGCGTGTTTGAGCCAAGTGGCAAAGATAATTGTTACTTATACAGACCAGTAGGAATGCATTTTGGTGGAACTTTGATTAATAATGTGATTGACTGGTACGATAATATAAAAATCGAAAACAACATTTTCCACAATGTTTTAGGACGGGCGATAGAAGTTTCTTGTGCAAGAAATGTATCAGTAAAGGGGAATATTTTCAAACAAGAGACGGAAATAATTGATGGAATAATAAAATGTGGAAGTGTAAGATGGGGTAATACTGCTACCTGGGCAACGTTTAACGGTATTTCTGATAAACAACGATATAATTGTATGAATATCAGTATTCTCGACAATATGCTTAGTTGTAGTGTAGATTCTGATGAAATGTTTATAGATGCGTTCCCAGTATTAGATACATCTAGTATGTATGTTAATTCGTCTGGTAGCCCTTTAACAAAAATGGCAAAGAATGTAACTATCAAAGGCAATACTGGTGATTTGAATATAAGAGCCAATAATATCCATATGTTGAACATCAATAATAATGATGTTCCAAATGTGTATGTTGACAACAACAGTTAATTAACTAAAGAGGGCTTTAGTTAACCAGAAAAAAACTAAAACATGTACCACGACTTTTATCAAAAGAGGTGATATACTATACTTAGTCCAGAATATTTACGACAAATTACAGAGGGCAGCGAACAGATTGCAGAAGAATTGCATCAGTATATCATCTCTGAGATCGTGTCGAGGATGATGGCAAGAATCGGCAGAGGCGAGAAGTATATACTAACCAATGCCGATGCTTGGAGAATTCGGACATTGCAAGAATCCGGTGAGCTGTTAGAAGATATTCTGTCAGAGCTGTCTAAATATACTAAGCGGCAGCAGGAAGAGCTAAGAGAGACGTTTGAAGATGCCGGAATCACTGCTCTCGATTATGATGACAAGATATACAAGGCGGCAGGATTAAGCCCTGTACCGCTCGAACAGTCGCCAGCTATGATAAGGCTCATGGAACGGAATATGCTTGCGACTATGGGTGAGTGGAAGAACTTTACACGAACCACCGCAAGTGCCGCTCAGAGGCTCTATATTGAGCAATGCGACCTTGCCTATAATCATGTAATGACTGGGGCGGTTGGGTATACACAAGCCATCAAAGAGGCGGTTAATAACGTTGTGAGTGATGATGTTACGGTCACATATCCATCCGGCAGGCGCGACACTATCGAAACAGCAGTCGCACGTTCTGTCAGAACTGGCGTGGCTCAGGCTACTGGAGATATATCCCTCAAACGCATGGAAGAAATGGGCTGGGATTTAGTTCTGGTCAGTGCTCACATGGGAGCCAGAACAGGTGACGGCGGTGAGAATCCCGGAAACCACTCATGGTGGCAAGGAAAGATATACTCTCGTTCTGGCAAGAGCAGGAAATTTCCGCCGTTCTCATTGACCGGATACGGAACAGCAAGCGGACTGTCAGGAGTTAACTGTCGGCATAGCTTTGGGGCAAGTGACGGGGAATTTAATCCTTATGCAGAACTATCAGCACAGGATAAAGCCGACAAAGGCAAACAGTACGAAAAGGAACAGCGGCAACGTACTTACGAACGCAGAATCCGAAGAACTAAAAGAGAAGTCATAGGAATGCAAGCGGCGGTTGATAACTGCAAGGACGAACAGGCAAAATTCGCATTACAGCAAGACTTTGACCGGAAGTCTTATCTTTTGCAGAAACAAAATGCTGCATACAAAGATTACTGCAAGCAGAATGACCTGAGAGAACTGCAAGACCGGCTCATGATAGCGAAGTGGAACCGCCAGAATGCCGCAAGAGTCAGAGGAGCGGCAAAGAGATATAAAACAGCAAAGGGGATTGACTGATGGATAGATGGGAATATTTCAATCCTAATCCTGTTAAGGACAAGAGAACGGGAGATTGCGTTGTCCGGGCAATATGTAAGGCAACCGGGCTTGATTGGGAAACGGTTTTTACCGGACTGATGGTACAGGCGTGTACTCTGTCAGATATGCCATCAGCTAATTACGTTTGGGGAGCGTACCTTTACAAACATGGGTACAGACGCAAACTGATTGAACAATCAGAGCGATATATCTATACAGTCAACGACTTTTGTACAGATCATCCGACCGGCACATATATTCTCTGCATAGATGGCCACGTGGTGACAGTACAAGAGGGCAAATATTTCGATACATGGAATAGCGGAAATGAGATTCCGGTATATTACTGGGAAAAGGAGAGCAAATGAGCATATCAGAATTTGTACAGATTTTTCTTTCTATCTGCGGAGGGGTGTCTATTGTCGGAGGAGCGGCGGCTGTAATCTTTAAATGGATTACTCCGGCATTCCGACTTAATAAGCGAGTAGAGACACTGGAAGAACATGACAAGCGAGATTATGAGAGTCTTCAGAGGATCGCAGAACGAGATTCATTAATTCTGGAAGTGTTATCAACCATGTTGGATAGTCAGATTAGTGGGAATAATGTCGAAGAATTAAAAAAAACAAAACAGAAGCTTACAAATTATCTTGCGCAGAATCAGCGTTAGCATTAGTAAGGGGTATGCTCATGAAATTATATGTGTTCACAAAGAAAGATATAGACAGATTCTTGATAGAGTGTAATTTCACACCGGACGAAGAAAGATTGTTCCGGTTGAGATGCAAGGAATATACGCTCGAATACTGCGCTGAACAGATGAATGTGAGTATCTCCACGGCGAAACGATTAAGCCGGAGGGTGAACAATAAAATAATTAAAGTATGCTGATACTTTTCAGATACTTATATGGGTCTTAGACGAACTGTCTAAGGCTCTTTTTTTATGTAAAAATAGTCATAGAAAGTCATAGAATAAGTCATAGAATAAGTCATAGGAGGTGTACGAGATGGCATTATATAACAATCCTTATCAATATAGCTTCGGCGTTCCGGGACAGATGAACCAATTTCAGCAACAGCCTGTCCAGATGCCGGCTCAACCAGTACAGCAACCCCAGCAGAATAACAATGGCATCCTGTGGGTATCTGGCGAAGTTGGCGCAAAATCCTATCTGGTAGCACCCGGGACAAGTGTTTTACTGATGGATAGTGAAAGTGAAAAGTTCTACATAAAATCCACAGACGTTTCCGGTATGCCACAGCCATTACGGACGTTTGAGTACCACGAAATAGGCACTCAGATGCCACCTAAACAGCCTGCTCAGAACATGGACAGTAAATATGTCACCAGACAGGAATATGACGATTTAAAGGGCAAATACGAAGCTATCATAAACCGATTAAATTCTTTTTCTGAACCTGTTAGAGCTAATACCGCACAGGAATCAACAGTCAAAGGAGGAAACGCAGATGAGTAATCCATTATTTAACATGCTTGGTGGTGGGATGCCGCAGGGAAACGGACCAATGCAGATGATACAGCAGTTTATGCAGTTTAAGCAGAATTTTAAGGGAGACCCGAAAGCAGAAGTTGAGAAGATGTTACAGTCTGGGAAGATTTCTCAGCAACAGCTTAATCAGGTTCAGCAGATGGCAGGACAATTTCAGCACATGCTAAAAGGAATGAAATAGTACATTACAATCTGGCCAGATTGATGTAAATACACAATAAAGGAGATTATATTATGGATGGAAATTATAGCTTATCAGATATAGCCGCCGCTACTGGAAACGGTAGAAATAATGACGGCATGTTTGGCGGAGATGGTAGCTGGTGGATTATTGTTTTATTCATTTTTGCTTTCTTCGGATGGGGAAACAACGGCTGGGGCAATAATGGCAATGGCGGCGGATATGCAGCCACAGCAGCTACTCAGGCGGATATTCAGAGAGGATTTGATAATTCTGCAGTAATCAGCAAACTTGACGGAATCAACAGTGGCCTGTGCGATGGCTTCTATGCCATGAATAATGGTATGCTTACCGGATTTAATGGAATCAACACAAACATCATGCAGACCGGCTTTGGCATCCAGCAGGCTATTAATGCCGATACTGTAGCGAATATGCAGAATACCAATGCGCTCCAGGCACAGCTTGCAAACTGCTGCTGTGAAACAAGGGAAGCAATCCAGGGCGTAAACTACAATATGGCACAGAATACCTGTGCATTGCAGAACACCATGAACAGTAACACAAGAGACATTATTGACAGTCAGAACGCCGGAACAAGAGCAATTCTTGATTATCTGTGCAACGAGAAGATTTCCAACTTACAGGCTGAAAACAATGATCTCAGACGTGCTGCTTCTCAGGACCGCCAGAGCGCACTTCTCACAACTGCAATGGCTTCACAGACACAGCAGCTTATTAATGCGATTAATCCGGCACCGATTCCGGCATATCAGGTTCCTAATCCGAACACATATTACGGATGCGGATGCAACACTGGATGTAATTGCTGATAACTTCATATCGAGAGTATCTTTCGATCGATTCGGATGTCGGCTTATGCCGTATTACACATAGGGGCAGGCTAGAACCTGTCCTTTTGTGATATGAAAGGAGTATTTTTATGGCAGAATTTACAAATGTAGCTGCTCAGACCGTAGCAGCAAAAGGGAATGTAGTGTTTTTAAACACAGCAGTTAAAGGCTCTAACTGCATTCAGCACAGAGAGGGGAGCGGAATTATCACTCTGAGAGGACTGACTAACCAGTGCAAGGCTAGATTTTTCGTGGACTTCTCTGGCAATATCGCGATTCCAGCAGGTGGTACAGTTGAAGCTATCTCTTTGGCAATTGCAATCTCTGGAGAACCAGTATTATCTTCTCAGATGATTTCCACACCGGCAGCAGTAGACCAGTATAATAATGTATCTTCCGGAATTTACGTGGATGTACCACGCGGATGTTGCGTTAATATTGCAGTAGAGAACACCAGTGATCAGGCTATTTCTGTTGCGAACGCAAACATTGTTGTAACAAGAGAAGCGTAGGAGGTGTGATTATGAGAGACATTAAAGACTTATGCGCAAGAATCGAAGATGAACTTTCCAAAATCGCTGATAATGGGCTGACTACCGGAAATCTGGAAATGACATACAAACTGATTGATATGTATAAAGATATAAAGAATACGCAGTACTGGGATAAAAAAGTGGAGTATTACAACACTGTCCTTGATGAGATGCGTGGCGGATACAATGACGATTACAGTGAACGTGGAAGAAAGCGCGACAGTATGGGGAGATACAGTTCAAATGACGGCAGAATGATGCCAGATTACGACAGAGGCAATTCTTATGCAAGACGTGGTGAGCATTATGTCAGAGGGCATTACAGCCGTTCTGATGGACGAGATGCTTATGACGATTACATGACGCAGAAACAGAGCTATCGTTCCGGCAAATCTGAGGACTGTAAGAGAAAGATGCTTGCCGCTCTGGAAGAACATCTGGACGAACTCACAACAGAAATGAGCGATATGTCTAAAGATGCGGAGTGCCGGGAGGAACGCGATCTTGTTAAAAGATACGTGGAAAAACTCCGGGATATGCTTTAAAAACACAAAAAGTGGTAGAGAGGTAGTTAAAAGAAATCTGTTATAATGTAATTGTGCAGCAGGAAGCACAAGTAAAACGGTTGTTTTGACATTTTCGTTTTAATCCTCCTTTCTTTAATGTAGTAGCTGGTACGCACGCTTTGATGGAAAGTTTTAAACAGGTTCGAATCCTGTCGTGCGTATTTGCCGTCTGGCACGCAAGATGGCACACCTCCTTGATTAAGGTTTTTGTTATTCATACTTTTCTTTTAAAAAGAAATAAATATCCGAAACAACTCGTGGTAGGCATAACACGTTAAATACCTTGCTAACCCGGGGATCCGGGTTATGTGGAATGTACGTTAATGGTAGACTGACAGGGTCGCGCCCTGGGTTCCGGTTCGATTCCGGGCGTTCCGCTTATTTGCTCAGAATTATGCTGTCTGTTTGCAGGCGGTCTATGGTTCGGGTAAATTATCCCATGGGTAAAGGTTAACACTTATCCTGTTAACTGCTGGACAGTTCGAAAAGTGCAGTGAAATATAGCGCAGTTGGTAGAGCAACATCCGCATAGGGTGCGTGTCGGCGGTTCGATTCCGCCTATTTCATTACCCTGCCAGTGGTCTAACTGGCTTAATCCAATACCTGCGGCGGCAGGTCAATAAACACGACCAGGAGGATGTTATGCAGAAACTTATTGACACACTTAAATCATTTGGAATTGAAATCCCGGAAGATAAGCAGGCAGATGTGAAGAAAGCACTCTCTGAGCATTATAAGAACGCAAAAGAAGTAGCGAAAACTCTGTCGAAAGTCGAGGGTGAACGTGATGACTGGAAAGAACGTGCTGAGACGGCAGAAGAAACTTTAAAAGGGTTTGACGGTATCGATCCGGCGAACATTCAGACAGAGCTTGCTGAATGGAAGAAAAAAGCCGAGGATGCAGAAAAAGAGTTTAATGCAAAAATCTACGACCGTGATTTTTCAGATGCACTCAAAGCGGCACTCGATGATGTTAAATTTTCAAGTGAAGCGGCAAAGAAGTCTGTTATGGCAGACATTAAAGAAGCAGGCCTCAAACTGAAAGACGGCAAAATTCTCGGACTGAATGACCTGATTGAACAGATGAAGCAGTCTGACGCATCCGCTTTTGTAGATGAATCTCAGCAGCAAGCTCAGCAGAATCAGGCAAGGTTTACTACTCATGTTGGACAGCAGCAGACACCGGGAAGCATGACAAAGAAGGATATCGAAGCAATCAAAGACCCGTCCGAGAGACAGGCTGCAATTGCCCAGAACATCCAGTTATTCCAGTGATTTTTTACACCGACTATACACCAGAGTATAGCCGCTAACCCAATACCTTAACAATTATGGGTAGAAAGGATTTTTTATATGGCAGCAAAAGCTAATCTTATTATGAGTAATGATATTCAGGTCACAGCACGTGAGATTGACTTCGTTACCAGATTCGAAAGAAACTGGCAACACTTACGTGATATTCTGGGCATCATGAGACCTATCAAAAAACAGCCGGGTGCTGTACTCAAGTCCAAGTACGCAGAAGGTACTTTGCAGAGCGGAAATGTTGGTGAGGGCGAGGAAATCCCTTACAGCAAGTTTACTGTAAAAGAAAAGACCTATGCGGAAATGACTATTGAAAAGTACGCAAAGGCTGTATCTATCGAAGCAATTAAGGACCACGGTTACGAGAACGCCGTTCAGATGACCGATGATGAGTTTCTTTTCCAGCTTCAGACTGATGTTACCGGAAGATTCTATGACTATCTGAAAACCGGTACACTTACTTCCACAGAGACTACATTCCAGATGGCTCTGGCAATGGCTAAAGGCCGTGTAGAAAACAAATTCAAACAAATGCATAGAAACGTGACTGGCGTTGTTGGATTTGTGAATATTCTGGACGTATATGAATACCTTGGAGCAGCTGAGATTACTATTCAGAACCAGTTCGGATTCCAGTACATGAAAGATTTTATGGGATTCAATACAATCTTCCTGTTATCTGACAGTGAAATTCCAAGAGGACAGGTTATTGCAACACCTGTTGAGAACATCGTCCTGTACTATGTTGACCCGAATGAATCTGACTTTGCGAGAGCTGGTCTGGTGTATACCGTTTCCGGCGAGACAAACCTGATTGGATTCCATACTCAGGGCAACTACCACACAGCAGTGTCCGAAGCGTTTGCAGTTATGGGACTTACTCTTTTTGCGGAGTACATTGATGCAATTGCAGTAATTACCATTGATGAGACACCGACCCTTGGTACTCTGACAGTAGCATCTACGGCAGGTTCAACAACCGGAAATACAAAAATCACTGTAAATCCGGCTAAAGAAAACGTTAACAATGTATACAAATACAAAGTTGGTGCGTCTGAAACAGCTGTGACTTATGGACAGAATCTTAGAAACTGGACTACATGGGACGGAAAAGCTGATGTTAAGGCAACAACCGGACAGAAGATTACAGTGGTTGAGTGTGACGGAACATACAAAGCACTGAATACCGGAAGTGCAAGCGTAACAGCGAAATCATAAACGTAGGAGGTAACTGGCATGGCTTATGTAGATTATAAATTCTATACAGAATCATTCGGCAATGTCGTGCCAGAAACCGACTTTCCACGACTGGCAGAAAAAGCCAGTGGTTTTGTGGACACGATGACGTTTGACAGGTTGGTGGACGGGCTGCCGACAGATGAACGCTCTCAGAAGCGTATCAAAAAGGCGGTCTGTTCATTGGCTGAATTAATGTATCAGATTGAACTTGCTGAGAAGAATGCTATTAATCAGGCATCGGCAAATGTAACCGACATAAATGCCGGGAACATCTCAACAGGCATTGTAACATCTGTATCATCTGGCAGTGAATCCATCTCTTACGCAACGCCTCAGCAAATTGGGGCAAGTGCAAAGGAATGGAGTGCGGTATATGCCGCCGCCGGAGATGTACAGAAAACGAACGACTTACTCTTAAAGACAGCTTTACCGCTTCTGATGGGAGTAAGGATGGATGATGGAATACCAATTTTATATGCAGGAGTGTAATTAATATGAATAAAGTAATGTGCTTTTTAACTGGCGGGCATAAATTCAAAAGTCCTGCCGAATCAAAATGTAATGACAAAGAAAAGACTTGCACCATTACGGAAACTTGCTGTAAATGTGGAAAACAGTTTTCATTTACAGGTACATACAAACAATTTGGTATTCCAGATGTGAGGTGAAAATTATGGATATTTCAACATTAGGCTCATGTATAGCAATCGTTATGATTTGCTACATCGTAGGAATGGGCTGTAAAGCATCAAAAAGAATCTCTGATGAATGGATTCCAGTAATCATGGCGGTTATTGGCGGAATTCTTGGAGCGGTCGGAATGGGAGTTATTCCGGATTTTCCGGCAACGGATTATATCACGGCAGTTGCAGTCGGTATGTTTAACGGATTGTCAGCTACCGGTGTGAATCAGGTTATTAAGCAGACAGTGCAGAAAGAATAATTAAGGAGAGGGTATCATGTATTCATCTAAAATTACACTTTTTAATTACTACGAAAGTGCCACGACTGGAGATGCGTACTGGTACCCTCACATTTTATCCGGTGTCGACCTCATTACTGACAAGGGAGCAATCCTCAAAAAGTACGGACCAGACGCAACAGACAACGCACAGTTACACGTTCGATACACTGTCCAGAACGGCGACATAACCATTACTGATAAAGACGGCAAGATTCTTCCATGGATGCCAGTTAAAGAGTGGAAAAGACAGATTAACAACGCTCTGGAAGACACTATCACATTCTCGGATGAATCATTCTTCTGGGAGGGTGAGTGGGCTGGTGGAGCGGTATCTGATGGTGATTATCGGAGCGGATTCTACCAGTACATGAATGAGAACAGGGATAATGTGTTTAAGATTACCAGTGTAGGCGGTCCGTATACAGTGATACCGCACTTTGAGATTCTGGGTAAGTAATATGAGTAAAATTCATCATTTTAAAGGATTCTCTGTAGTTGATGGAGATATGAAGATTAAACTGAATATGGATAGATTCTCCAGACAGTATCAAGAAGCTCAGTATCTCCTTGATGGAATAGTTATGGACAGTATGGTTCCGTTCATGCCGATGATTACAGGGGACTTTATCAACCGAACAAGAGTTGAGAGTGCATCCTTGCAAGGAACTGGGAAAGTATGCGCGGCGGCGGCTCCTTATGGACGTTTTCTGTACGAGGGGAAAGGAATGGTTGATGAAGCAACTGGAAGTCCCTACGCAAGACGTGGAGCAAAGAAAGTTCTTGTCAGTCAGTTTTCTGGTCAGACAGCCACAAAGGAAAATCTTGAATATGCCAAACAGGCACACCCACGGGCGCAGGCAAAGTGGTTCGATGCCGCTAAACGACAATACGGTAGCACATGGATTCGCAAAGTAAAAGCACAGGCAGGAGGCGGCAGACATGGCGGATAAACCTATCGGAAAAGATGCAACTGGATATGAGATTCTGACAGATGCCATGAAAGCACTTCTGAACCAGTATCCGGGACTGTACGAAAATGAAACAATCAAATTTGAAGAACTCGGAAAGGAATCAGGTATTGCGTTCTCAGCAGATAATGGAGCTTTAATCTATTCAGAAAAAGAAGATGTCTGTGGTGTGATGCACCAGATATGCCAGTATCCGTTTTATGTGGTATACCGAACGGCATCTGACAAGGAGAGACAGAAACTATCTGTTCAGAAATTTTTGGATAATCTCGGTAAATGGATATGCCGGGAACCAGTTATTATAAATGGCTCTGAGACACACTTAAATGCGTTTCCAGAGCTTTCGCAGGGGCGAGTGATAAAACGTATCACCCGTGATAACTCCTATGGTTTAGAGCCACAGGAGAACGGCGTACAGGATTGGTTATTGCCATTGTCAGTACGCTACGAAAACACTTATGAAGTAATATAACAAGTAACAACCGGCTATCAATAGGAGATAGTCGCTAACCTACACAGCCTTGAAGTTATAGGCAGAAAGGATATTTCTATGGCAGTTACAGGCAAGATTGACCGTAAATATATGGCTCATTACATCGACGCAGGTTCCCTCTGCGGAGGGCTGACGCCAAAGTATGAGCGTCTTGGAAAAGATCTGGAAGAGTACAATGTAGAACTCAATCCGGACACTGAAACATCTAAAAACATTCTCGGAGAATCCACATTCAAACATAATGGCTACGAGGTTTCTTCTGACGCTGATCCGTTCTATGCAGATACCACTTCTGATCTGTTCACAGCATTACAGAAGATCGTAGATGGACGTCTCAAAGACGACAACCTCAAAACAAAAGCAGTTGAGGTTCATCTCTGGACAGAAGCCACAGCAGGGAAGTATGAAGCATATCAGCAGGACTGCTACGTTGTGCCGACCTCCTACGGCGGTGATACATCTGGCTATCAGATTCCGTTTACCGTCAATTATACCGGCGAACGAGTAAAAGGAAAATTTGATATCAGTTCCGGCACATTTACAGCTGACAGCGAATAATTTTTAGGAGGGTATAGAAAATGGCAAAGACAATTAATACAAACATTGATGATGGATTTCTTCTTTTCACATTCACAAACAAACAGGGTGAAGTGTTTTCTTCATTCAAGTTGAACCCTACTGATATTAACGTTGCAGCAAGAGCGGAAGAATTGGAAACTTTCTTTGAGCAGGCTCAGGAATCTGTTAAAAATGTTTCTTCCAGCAAAGAGATGGCGGAGATTAATAAGCAGATTGAGGACAAAATCAATTATATGCTCGGATACGAAGCATCTAAGGATTTATTCAAAGAACCAATTACCGCAACAACTGTTTTTGGAAATGGTCAGGTGTTCGCCTATATCGTTCTGGACAAAATCAATGAAGCACTTACACCAGAAATTGAAAAAAGAAAGAAAAAAATGCAGGAAGTAGTCAATAAGTACACGGAGAAGTATACAAAATGACCGCCTATGAGTTACCCACCTCACTAAATATCAGTGGGGTGGATTTTTCTATCAGAACGGATTTTCGAGTGATTATAGATATTCTCATAGCCATGAATGACCCAGAACTGGATGAACAGGCGAAAGCTGTTGTTATGTTACAGATTTTGTTTGAGGACTGGCAAAGCATACCCCTGGAACATCTTACAGAAGCTTGTCAGAAAGCTTGCGAGTTTATTGATTGTGGTCAATTCGATGATAGCCCGAACAAGTCCAAACCCCGTTTGATGGACTGGGAACAGGATGGAGATATGATCGTTCCGGCTGTGAACAAGGTTGCTGGTAAAGAAATCAGATCAGTACCTTATATGCACTGGTGGACGTTCTTCGGATACTTTATGGAATCCGGTGAATGCCTTTTTAATACCGTAGTTGGAATCCGGTCAAAAAAAGCAAAGGGTGAAAAACTCGATAAATGGGAGAAGAAATTCTATCAAGAAAATAAGAACATTATTGATATAAAAACACGTCTCAGCGACGAGGAGCAAGCGTACAAGGATGCGCTGAATGAGATGTTGAACCTCAAATAGTTAGGAGGTGGACACATGGCTGCTGATGGCTCAGTCATTATTGATACCAGAATGGACACATCAGGCGTGCAAAACGGCGTATCAGCAATCAGGCAGTCTTTTAACGGACTTGGCAGCGTAGTAAAAAAAATAGGCGTACTGATTGGCGGAGCATTTGCGATTGGAAAACTGACGCAGTTCGGTAAGGAATGCGTAGAACTCGGCTCTAACCTTGCCGAAGTGCAGAACGTGGTCGATGTTACATTCACAACCATGTCGGACAAGGTAAACGAATTTGCAAAGAATGCTATGACCTCTGCCGGACTGTCAGAAACCATGGCGAAGCAGTATGTCGGTACGTTCGGAGCAATGTCTAAGTCGTTCGGTTTCTCCGAAGCGCAGGCTTATGATATGTCAACGGCTCTAACGCAGCTGACTGGTGACGTGGCATCATTTTATAACATCAGTCAGGACTTGGCTTATATTAAGCTGAAATCAGTGTTTACAGGCGAAACGGAAACATTGAAAGATTTGGGCGTGGTCCTTACACAAAGCGCACTCGACCAGTACGCACTTGCCAATGGCTACGGAAAAACCACATCTGAAATGACAGAACAGGAGAAAGTGGCTCTTCGTTTGGCTTTTGTGCAGAAACAGCTATCTGCCGCATCTGGAGACTTCATCCGTACTTCAGACAGCTGGGCGAACCAGGTAAGAGTAATGCAGTTACAGCTGCAATCTCTCAAGGCGACAGTTGGACAGGGATTAATCAATCTCTTCACTCCTGTTCTGAAAGTTATTAATATCTTGCTCGGTAAGTTAGCAACTCTGGCAAATGCCTTCAAGTCATTTACGGAGTTAATCACCGGAAAGAAATCATCTGGCCAGACAGGCGCGAGTGGCGCAGGTCTTGCCGGGACAGATGCAATGGCTGATACGGCAGACCAATATGGAAATGCTGCCGACAATGCCGAAAAGTTGGCAGATGCAACAAATGATACAGCGGACGCAACCAAGAAAGCTACTAAGGCGGCAAAAGGATATCTTAGTCCTCTCGACGAAATAAATAATTACTCAACGGATAAAAGTGCGGATTCATCTTCAAAAGTACCGGGTACAACCGGCGGACTTGCAGATCAGATGAAAGATGCTGTACAAAATGTTGATTATGGAAAATTGGCAGAGGGTGAGACAGTTCTTGATAAAATGTCAAAACCGCTAAAAAAGATAATCGACAGATTTAAACAGTTGGCTAAGTTAATCGCAAAAGGATTCTGGGATGGATTAGGAGATTACGAACCAATTCTTGACGGAATAAAAAAGGATCTCGATTCCATATGGAAATCTTTAAAGGATATCTTCACTGATTCAGAAGTTGCTAAAGCAGCAAATATTTTTTTCGATTCATTCGCATATGCAATTGGACAAGTTGCCGGTTCATTTGCCAGAATTGGATTGACAATTGCGCAAAACATTATAGGCGGAATTGAAAAGTTTTTAAAGCAGAACACGCAAAGAATAAAGAACTATCTGATAGATATGTTCAATATCGGCTCTGAAATTGCACAAATAGGTGGAAATCTTGCAGTTGCTTTCGCTGATGTTTTCTCAGTTTTCGGTGGAGAAACTGCGCAACAGATCACAGCAGATTTAATCGGAATCTTTGCTGAAATCGGAATGGTTCTTACGGAAACGGCTGCAAAACTTGGCAGAGACATCCTTAACATGATTGCGCAGCCTTTTATCGACAACAAGGACATTTTAAAGTCCGCAATCGAGGGTAGCCTCGGAGTAATAGAAACTGTAACAAGTGGGGTCTTAACAGTTGTTCAAAACCTTAGTGACGCAATATCGAGGTTATACGATGAACACGTAAAGCCGTTCTTTGATTCTATAGCGAATGGATTATCAAGCATATTTGAGACTCTGATAACTGGATACAACACCTATGTTCTTCCAGTTTTGCAAGGACTGGCAGAACAGTTCAAAGGGCTATTAGAGGGACCATTAGGGGATGCGATTTTAAAGATAGAAACATTCCTCGGAAAACTCATTGATTCTCTGAAACTTCTGTGGGAGTCGGTATTAGTGCCTTTGATTAACTGGATAATCGCGAATTTGCTTCCGGTCGTAGCAGAAATAATTAACGTTGTAGGCACCGTAGCAATAAAAGTTATGAAATCATTAATTAAAATAATTGGTGATGTAGCAGATACACTGAGCGGAATCATTGATTTTCTTGTCGGCGTTTTCACAGGAGACTGGGAACTGGCTTGGCAGGGAATAAAAGAGATTGCGGATGGAACATGGAATTTTATCAAAGATGTTGTGTCGGGTGCGTGGGAGATAATTAAAACCGTAACAAAAGGCGCGTTGAGCATAATAAAGAGCATCATCAGCACTGCTTGGAATGCGATTAAAGCATTGACTTCAACAATCTGGAACGCAATCAAAAAGACACTTTCTGGCCTTTGGAACTCTCTTAAATCCACAGCCAGCACAGTATTTAATGCAATTAAAACTAAAGTTGTAGGCGTATGGGACAGCGTAAAGAACAAGACATCCCGAACATGGGAAAGCGTAGCTACGTTCGTATCTAATAAAGTAGAAGCGATAAAAAATGCTATCACTAATAAGTTTAATGCCGCCAGAGATGCAGTCAAATCTGCGTTTGAAGGCATTGTGGATTTTATTAAAGCTCCGATTAATCAGGCAATCAGCATTGTTAATAATGCAGTTGGAATGATTAATAATGCAATTGGTGGAATTGAATCTGCGTTCTCCTTTGGGCCCTGGACTGTTCCAACACCGTTTGGTTCAAAGACTATTGGATTTCATGCGACATTTCCACGTATCGGAACTATCCCATATCTGGCCAGTGGCGCAGTTATTCCGCCAAGGTCAGAATTCCTTGCGGTATTAGGTGACCAGAAGAAAGGAAATAACCTGGAAGCACCGGAAAGCCTGTTGCGCCAGATTGTCCGGGAAGAATCAGGGAAAGGACAGGGAGACGGAAACACCTACAATGTTACAGTCAATGCATCTGGCAGAAAATTGTTAGATATTATTATCAGTGAAGCTGAAATGAGAAGAAATCGAAACGGGAAGAACCCATTTGAGTTAGCATAAGGAGGAGAATATGGCGCAGGAACAATTCAAAATAGACAATGTTGTTATAAGAGCACCGGATAGTTACAAACCGGTGTTCGCAACCACTTCTACAGAAGACTCTAAAAGAAGTCAGGATTTAATCATGCACAATACACCAATGGGAACGATTGGTGGGTATGATATGCAATGGGGCGAACTTACGTGGACTGAAATAGCAACCATACTAAATGCTGTACTTAACAAAAGTCAATTTACATTCCACCATAAAGACCCAACTGTTCCGGGAAGATGGATAGACAGAACATTCTACGCATCAAATTTTAACATGGCTGCGCAAACTCTGAAAGACGGGGAAGAAAAGTGGACAGATTTGTCTATCAATGTAAGGAGGATTGAGCCGATTTGATAAATGTATCTACTCAGTTAAAGAAAGAATCTCTTACAAACAGAAATTATTACGTGACAGCAAATGTTACATTGTCAAATGGCACAACTCTTAAATTAGGCAAAAAAGACTTTTACTTGTCTGGAAATAGTCTTGTAGATTCAGCAGACTCTGGGGACTTCCCAGTGGGTGTAGCAATAGAAAAAACGGCAAGCTTATCATTAGTAAATGATGACGGACGCTTTGACGGATATAACTTTAACGCTGCAAGGTTTGTTGTCTTTCTCAATGTGCAGTTATCCGACAGGATTGAAACTATAAAAAGAGGTACTTACATTGTATCGAAAAAACCTGCGACAGCGAGTGAAATAAGTCTTTCTCTCTTAGATAAAATGCACAACGCTGATAAGACATATGATTCTAACCTGTCTTTTCCTTGTACAGTCAAGGAACTGCTCTCAGAATGCTGTCAGCAATGTGGAATCACTCTTGGAGATGCAATGTTCCCAAATGCGGACTTCCAGATTCAGAAAGCGCCATCTAATGCAACATACCGTACAGTAATCGGAATGTGTGCCGGAATAGCCGGTGGAAATGCAAGAATCGACGAAAATGACTTACTCAGGATTATTACGTTTGATAAGACATTTACCAATACGGCTATTTACGATGGTGGAGCAGTAAAAAATTGGACAAATGGTGATGATCTGGATGGTGGCACGCTTAATCCGTGGATAACAGGGACTGTGATTGATGGTGGTACGTTAAATAATAACGATTATCACGCGTTATTTTCGATTCAGAATCTACAATATGATGTAGACGATGTTATTGTAACAGGCGTCAAATACGTAGAAGATGAGACCGAATATATGTCGGGTCAGGACGGCTATGTAATCACTATTGATAATCAGCTATTGTCAGGAAATGCACAGGCAGGAGTCGAAGCTATTGGAAATCAATTAATCGGTTTGCGAATGCGTCCTTTCTCATGCGACGGAATCGCCAACGGATACGCCACTTTCGGCGATCCGGTCGAATTTATTGATACAAAGAATCGTGTCTTTAGATCGTTTGTGACAGATATAGAGTTTGTGTTCGGCGGTTCAACATCATGGAGCTGTAGCGCAAAGAGTGCTGAAGAAGATGCAAGCGAGTTTATTGGTGAGCAGCAGGCAGCGGTAGAGCAAGCAAAAAAAGACGCAGAGAAAAAGCTATCTGTATATGACGTAAAGCTCAAGCAAATGAATGAGCTTGCAGCGAACACACTGGGTTTCTTCTATACAGAGGAAGTACAAGAAGATGGTTCCGTAATTACGTACCGGCATGATAAGCCTACACTTGCTGATTCTAAAGTAATTTATAAGACAAGTGCTGATGGATTCTTCTTGTCAGTAGACGGCGGTCAGACATGGAAAGCCGGCTTTGATAGTAATGGAGATGCCGTTCTGAATATTCTCTATGCCATCGGTATTCAATCAGAATGGATTAACACAAGAGGATTCACAGCGAAAGATAATAACGGGAATACGACATTAAGAATAGATGCCGACACAGGTGCTGTCACATTAGAAGTTGAAAACTTTACCCTGAAAAGCAGAACTATTGAACAAATTGCCAAGGACGTTGTGGATGGGGCAGTTCAAAATAATGTGACTATCCCGAACTATTATGGCACGTATACACCAACATTACAGAACTATCCGGCATCTGAGTGGAAAAGTGAAGAATATAAAAAGCATGACGGCTCGATTTTCATGAATTTCTCTACAAGCCAGGTATATATGTTTTCTGGGACTGATGGCGCTTGGCGGGAACTGGATGCTGAAAAAATTGTCAATTTTGAAAGAGTTTTTAACGCTCTGACAGACAATGGCAAACAAGAGGGAATTTATATGCAGAACGGGCATCTGTATGTAAATGCTTCTTATATTAAATCAGGTCAGATTTCAGCTGATTTGATTAATCTGAAGAACATCAACGTTACAAACAGTTCTGGAACGTCAACATTTGCGATTGATAACTACGGAAATGTTACGCTCAGGCCTAATACATTCGTGTTAGCAAATGGCGATACGATATACAGTATTGCTGAGAACAAGGCTTCAACAGCGCTGTCGAATGCAAAAAATTATACAGACAATGCGCTTAGTAATCTTGATATAGGAAAGATGTCTAAACAAGAGATTATTGATGTGCTAAGTGATAACAGTAGTAATAAAGGCCTGTATCTATCAAATGGCAATGTGTACATGAATGCTGATTATATTAATACAGGCGAATTAGCAGGATGGAAAGTTGGCTACCAGAAGCTTTCGGCAAGTGGCACGTATGGAGAAGTAATACTAGACGCTTCATCTGGAGAGATTTATTCAGAGACGAATACAGGAGTATATGTACCGGGGTACGGGACACTGTACGGAACACGAATCAGAGGAATTAATCTTTATACAGGAACTGTACACGCAAGCTCAGCCTCGTTTAATACTAGCGTTTCGGCGAGCAGCATTTCAGCGAGCAGTGTTTCAGCATCAGGAAAAGTTAAAGCAGGCACACACGTAGAAGCCAGTGGTCATTTCTATAGCATCGGTACGGGGACAGACCTTGCAGATGCTTCTATCAGAGGGAAGCTGAAAGTAAACGGGACAAAATCAAGATCAGTTTCGACGGTAGACTATGATGAACAGCTCTTTTACTGCTATGAAATGCCAACCCCATTCTTTGGAGATATCGGTGAGTCTGTAATATCGGATGACGGAACTTGTATGATTGACATAGATGATATCTTTCAGGAATCTGCAAATGTCGGCATTAAATATTATGTGTTCTTGCAAAGAGAAGGAGAGGGCGACTGTTGGATAGCTGAGAAAGAGCAGAATTATTTTATTGTAAAAGGAACTCCGGGACTTAAATTTTCGTTCGAAATCAAAGCAAGACAAGTCGAATATGAACATATGCGATTTACTGACCCGGGAGATACGGCCTATACAGACGCAAGAGATATAGAAATCCCGGAACCAAATTATGAGTCAGAAGAAGCAGAGGTCTTGGAACCAGATTATGAATCAGAGCTTATTAACGACAGATTAAGCATTATCAATCAGATGGAGGTAATATCATGAAAAAGATTTTAACAAGTTTTATGAATCTTAGCACTGGAGAAGGAAGTCGAATTGCATATACATATTCAGAAGTAGATGAGAATACAGGAAGTATTATCAGTCAGAACAATAAAGGCAATTTCCTTATAATGGATGACAATGTACAGAAAAATCTTGATTCCGTAAAGGATTACATAAAAAATAATTTCCTTTCATAAGGAGGTAAGTCTAATATGGCTGATACATATACTATACAATTCCGGCGCGGCATGTACACTGATTTTGACACGTCAAAAATTCGCCCGGGGGAACCTGTTGCAATCCTTGGTAATGACCCGTCCGTTCCATCCGGTAAAGCCTTATACATTGCGTTTGCAGCTAATGATGTAAGACGGTTGTGTTCCATTGAGGATATTTCAGAGATGGTTAATGCCGGAGAATTTGTTGGTCCACAAGGACCCAAAGGTGAAAAAGGAGAGCGAGGAGAAAAAGGCGCAGAGGGTCCTACTGGTCCACAGGGTCCAAAAGGTGAAAAAGGAGATAAAGGTGACCCGGGAGAAAAGGGCGTGGATGGCACCGTAGCATTTGAATCGCTGACACCTGAGCAGAAAGAATCGCTAAGGGGCATCTCTATCACGGCGGTTAGTATCGACACAAATGGAAATTTGACAATAACATTTTCAGATGGCGATAGTGAAAATGTTGGAAATATTATAGGGCCTCAAGGGCCGCAGGGTCCAAAAGGTGATAAAGGAGATGTCGGACCAGTGGGTCCGCAGGGTCCACGAGGAGAAAAAGGTGAGCAAGGAAATGATGGAACATCTCTTAATATCCTTGGCACAAAAGAATCTGAGGCAGACCTCCCCCTGAGTGCAGAGAAGAACGACGCGTATTTAATAAATGGAGAAATGTGGGTTTTTGACGGCACGAATTGGAACAATGCTGGCAAGATTCAAGGGCCGCAAGGTCCACAGGGACCAGTTGGTCCGCAAGGGCCAAAGGGTGACCCAGGGCCGCAGGGCATAAAAGGAGACCCAGGAGAAAAAGGAGAGCAAGGAGCGCAGGGTCTAAAAGGCGATACTGGGCCGCAAGGTGAACAAGGCCCAGTTGGCCCAAAAGGTGAGCAGGGAGATACTGGCGCGCGAGGAATCACATTTACTCCTGTTGTAGACAGCAAAGGAAATATAAGCTGGAGTAATGACGGAGGACTTGAAAACCCCCAGACAGTAAATATTACCGGGCCGAAAGGTGATACAGGCGCAAAAGGAGATGTTGGACCACAAGGAGAAAAGGGAGAGACTGGAGATGCCGGGCCTAAAGGAGACAAGGGCACTACATTCGTGCCAGACGTAGACACCGACGGAAATTTGAGCTGGAGTAATGCTGATGGAGTTGCCAATCCTGAAACAGTAAACATCAAAGGTCCTAAGGGAGACAAAGGAAGTGATGCGACTGTCCCGATTGCTACAACCGAAACTCTTGGTAAGGTCAAACCTGATGGCAAGACAACATTCATAGATGCAGACGGAACACTCCACGCAAAAGGCGGTGGCACAACCGTCACTCCCAAACCCGTAAACAATCCAAGTATTGAGAACGCAAACGCATCTGTCACGATCAAGTGGCAAGACCCTGAAAACACAGTAATCAATGGTTCAACATTCTCTACATGGGCTGGTACAAAACTTGTAATGAAAAAAACAGGTTATCCTGCAAACCCAGATGACGGAACGCTTGTGGTTGATAATACAGTTCGTGACAAATACAAAACCGCAGGATATACAGTCACAGGGCTGACAAATGGCAAGAAATATTACTTCGCACTGTTCCCATATTCTACCGATGGCGTATACAACTACGATGCAGGAAACAGACTCCTCGGAGAGCCAGAGGATTTAAAGATTGTCGCATTTGCTGATGGAACAGATGCGGAAATTGAAAAGATGATTGAAGCACATTACGCAGGTAAAATCAACATTGGTGATTATTGGGCGGTTGGTGACAAGAGAACAATCCATCACAACGCAATGGCTGCAACGGGCGTAAGTGAGTCGCACAAAGCGAATGATTACATTTATGTAATTATCGGAATCGAACATGATGATTTAGTGACTGCTATCAATGGCAAGACCAAAGCTGCTATTACAATTCAGACAGAACGTATGCTGTATTTAGACACTACGACAGAATATAATAGTTCTTATGATACATCACATGAATGTGGTTATATGAACAGTTCAAACACGAATAGCGGTGGTTGGGGGTACTGCGATAGGCGTACATGGTGCAATAATGTGTACAAGAAATGTTTACCTACTTATATTCAGAATATGATGAAACAAGTTAGAAAACTGACTTCGGAAGGTAGCCAAAGTAACACAATTAAAACATCTAACGACTATGCGTTTTTACCTTCTGAAATTGAGATTTTTGGCAGTACAGCGCATTCTTTTGCAGGAGAAGGAAAACAGTATCAATATTTCAAGAATGCGACTGCAAACAGATATAAGAAACCACGTTATAGTAGTGCCTATGTATCTGGCCAGTATTGGACACGTTCGCCTTACTCTAGCGGCAGCGATTCCTTCTGTGGTGTGGGCAGAGGCGGGAGTGCGAACGCCGACAGTGCCAGTAACACTGGTGGCATTGACCCTTGCTTATGTATCTAAAATCCTAGCAAATTAACGAATTATTTATAGCCGAATGGCTAAGAACAGGAGGTGCATATGGATAAAAAAGAAATTACAAATATCTACAAAGCAATTAACAGAGTTTCAAACAGACTGAATGACATGTCTGAAAAGTTGGATTTTGTCATGCAGATGCTTAATGCGGAATCTAATCGTAAAATTCTAATTAATGGTGATGGCATTGACGGTCTGGCTGAACTTGTATCAACGCATGATTCGGCACTTGACGAACTTGCTACATTAGTTGCAACAATCGGAGGTAAGAATAATGGTTAAATTTTTCGAAGAACGAGTAATCAATGGGCTGAAAAAATGGACAGATGTTCCTGAGCTGTGGGATAAGAAGGTAATTGAAAGACTTCAAAAGGATGGCTATGTATTGAATGAGGACGGGACAGTAACAGAATCAA